AAAATTTTATATCCTGCTTCTATAAAATCTTCATCCCTTGGATTTATTACTTGCTTATTTTCAAACATTAAAATATTTTTTCGATTAGCAAATTTAATATTGTTTTCATTTATAAATTTTACTAGCATTATTATCACCTCTTATTTATATAAAAATTCTCCTGAACCTTGATTTGTATAAAATTCTTTTGTTACGGTATCATATAATCCAGGTTTATTATCAGATTTACGATAACATGGTATTCCGTTAAATAAAATTTCATTATCATATGAAAATTGCATTTTTCCCATAATAATACCAGAATTATATCCTATACCGCTTTGGCTTCTATAGGCTCCCAAAAGTAGTGAATTACTAGCTATTTTATCTTCTATTCTTTCATATGTAGAAAATAATTCTCCGTCAACATATAAATTATTACCAACAAGTTCAATGTGTCTTACTGTATCATAAAATCCTTTTGGAAAAGAATATCCGTCTGACCAATTCTTACCAAATATCAGTATATTTCTTGCAATTGGATTTCTCCATCCCTGTTCTTCAAATGTAAAACCATTGTAATCATAATACCCAAAACCTACGTTACCACCAACACCACTTATTTTATTTTTATAGTAAATATTAAAATCTGCTTTATGTGGAAGATAAACACCTGTATCTATATACTGTGTTCCTGTACTTTCTATATATTCAACCTCTTGATACCCTGCTGGCAAACCTCCATGTTGTTGAACACACATGAGTCTTCTTCTAAAATTAGACATTTGTAACACCTACCAATATTCCAATATTATCAACAATACTGCATTGATATATTTTATTAGCATCTATCGTTGGATTTTCCAACCATTTTATAGAAGATGGAAGCGTAAGAGTTGTAGCAGTTGACCCACTTACAAATTCAAACATATACTCATTATATATGGTATTATCTGTTATGCTAGCTAAAGTTATATTTAAACTTGCAACTTCTCCAAATTTGTAAAATGTGTTGGAATTAATTTCAATTGTGCTAGCAGAAGTTTGAACAACACTTATTTTATTTGCTTTACCTGATATATCTTGATGTTGTGTCAAATAACCTACATCGTTTGTAAATGCACTTACATTTGTTGGCACTACTGGTATTGTTGGCTTGTTTGTTAAATCATTATAATTTCCACTAAAATCTGATTTGTTATTCCAACTTATAATATTTGCTTGTGTGATATTTTTTACATGGTTTGGTACTGTTGGGTCTGTTTCTTCTGTTAAATAGTTACCTACTGGCTGTATTCCTAAATCGTTTAAAGATTTATTTCCATTTAATTCAACATTATTTATCTTAGGTTTGTTTGTTAGTGCATTATAGTTAGAAGTTCCACCACTTCCACCACCTGTTGAATTAATAGTTAAAGTGTTACCTTCTTGGTCTAAAGTAATGTTTGTTCCTGCTTCAATTGTTAAAGTGTTTACTCCATTTATCTTAGCATCTGCGCCTTTATCTCCTTTATCTCCTTTATCACCTTTTAAACCATCATATATTGGTACATTTTTTTCTGTACCATCTTTTTTAGTTATACTTACAGTTGCAGTGTTTCCAACCTTATTAACATCTATATCGATGTTATCAATTTCATTTAACTTAGCATTTGCTATATCTATCCATTCATCATATTCTTCTGGTATAGGTATTTCAGCATTAATTGCTTCTTCTACTTTTAAATAAAATTTGTTTGATTTCCATACTGGTATTGATTCATTATCTGTACCTTCTGTTATTCTTATTTGCATTATTATAGTTGTTGTTTCTGATAGTAAACTTGATAATATTGGCAAATAATAACTTTCGTTTTCTTTTTGCATTACTAAGTAATACTTTTCATTGTTTCTTTGTATCTCTAAAATAGCAGTACCATTTACAAATTCGTCGTCAAACTTTACAATTAAATTACCCTGTAAATTTTCACCTGATATTCCAAGACGACTACTATGTAAATCTACCATGCTTGTTTTAGAATTTACATATACTGTAATATCTTTTTTCATCATATCAAATCCTTTCCGTCTATATTACGTTTTAATTATAACATAAAATAAAAAAACTGCCAAATAGCATTATTTTACTATCCAGCAGTATTCAGCTCTTCTTTCTCTACAATCAAAACTATCATATATTACACCATACTTAGAACATGTAATGTGTCCATTCATTGTTATTAGCAATATATTATCAGGATAAGTGCCAGCCACTTCACCAACTGTATTTGGTATATTTTTTATTCTTTTATATCGTTCGTCAAGATATTCTCTTACAAAATCTTTATCATCCATCATATTACCTTTTAATCTTGCAATATTGCTTAAATGTTCATAAGTATCATCCCAACTATTATTTGTAGCTGTTGCTATTGACCTTATAACGCAATCGTTCTGGAATAATCCTAAAGCATTGTTATTGTAAAACTTATACATACTACATCTGTGCTATTCTTTGAGCAGTTTCACGTATCATTTGTACTTCTTCTTCTGATTGAGCTTCTTGTTTTAGCATATGAGCAAAATCTTCCATACTTTCAAGCATGTATTTAAGGCTTTTCTTTGTATCTTCATTTGCTCCGTATCTTTCTCTTCCTTCTTCATATCTTCCATAGTTTTCATACATTCTATCTAAATGGTCATGTCCTCTATATTTTGAATCATATCCTCTACGTCCATACGAACCACGTCCATAATTATCACCATAATTATCACGTCCATAACTATCATATCCAGCACGACGTCCACTATAATTTCCATAGTTTCCATAACCTTCATAATTACCATATCTCATATTCTTTACCTCCTCTGCATCTTTGTATATATCAACTAATTTATCTAAATATTCTAAATTAGTTGTTTGAATACCATCATCTAATATTTTTTTGATGGTTTTTTTAGTTTCATCAATTATTCTTTCTTCCATAACTACCTCCTTTCTTCAAGAAGCTGTATTATTTTTTCATTTTGTTTTATTAATTTTTTCAAATAATTATTATCTTGATTTTGTAATTCTTGCATTAAATCTGTGTTATTAAAATCTTGAAATAATATTTGTAAACTTAATACTTGTAATACTAAAGATAAATTATCTACTGAATTTCTCATGCTAACTTTTTAATTATGATATTTGCATCTTTTACAACTGGTATTTCAGTGTCAGTATTTACTGGTGTAGTTGTTCCAGTTATAGTTGATATTAAACTTCCAACTGCAATAGTAGTGTTAACACGAGGACATACTCTTAATAATTTTGTAAATGATACATTGACATAATTACCAGCAGTTGTTATTTCAGCATCCATTTCAGTTCCTTCTATATCTGTTCCTGTGCTTGACTTTAATGCTAAAGCAACTATTCCAGCAGTATCACTTGTTACATTTGCATTAAAACTTACTTCAAATAGTCCACCACCAATAATTGTAAAATCACTTCCGCCTGGTGTGTATTGTAGCCAACCACAGCAGTTAGCACTTCTACTTCTTAAATCGACTGTATCAAAATTAATATTATCTGTATTACTTGTTAATATTTCAGGAGTTATTTGAACTGCCTGTATCATTATATCTCTCCTTTCTAAAATAAAAGAATAGACACTTGCCTATTCTTATCACTTTCCCAATATCGGGAAAGTGTTAGCAAGTTCCTGTTATCAGGTTTGTAGTATTCTACTTTATGCTATTAAATTATGTTTGTTGCATATCCATTGCAACCACACCCATTGTTTTGAGGACATGTAAATATAGGTGTCCTACCATATACTGGTGTACTTGGTACTGGGCAGTTGCTTAATCTGTTGTATAATTGGTCAACTTCATTAGCAAATCCCTGAGCAATAAATGCATTTTGAGCTGTTTGACTTGCTCTTAAATCTGCTTGTGCTAATTGTCTTTCAAGTTCATTAATACGGTCTTGTTTACCGTCTAACTCTAATTGACATAACTTATCAAGAATTGCTTGTGTATTTGATGTTGCATTAGTGATAATATCTCTAGTATTATTAGCATCAGCAAATCTAGTAGCATTACCTTCATTTTGAATAATGTTTTGAGTTTGACAGTTAGCAAGCCTATTTTCACAACAACAATCATCAAATCTACTTCCTAGATTATTAAATCCTTGAAGTGTAGCAATTTGCGAGTTGAATGCTTGTTGCATATTAGCAATTTGTCTTGAGTTATTTGCTATCTCAGCATTACTAAAGCCATTGTTTACAGCAGAAACTACATCAGCGGTACTGTTACATAACTGATTAGATAAACCATAAACACCATCACGAACTCCCTCAATTTGGTTACTTAAATGTAAAGTATCAAATCCATTATTGGTATTGTTCATAATTTCTTTTTGCCCATTAGATAGCCAAGCATAACCATTATCAAAGCCATTACCACCGAAACCAAAGCCACCATTACCCCAGCCACCATTACCGAATAATAGTGCAAAAAGTAAAATTGCCCAGATTCCATCTGAACCTAAAAAGCCATTACTCATTCCATTATTTCCATACATTACTGGATATGGATATGCTCCGTTAGTTGTAGCAAGTTCTACAGTAGGAGTTATACCTGAGTTTCCATTCATAATTTCACCACCTTTCTATTTTTTATATCAAGCCTTAATCAGCATTGATATTATTGTTTTGTGGCATGAAATTTCCCATCATGCTATTCCATTGTTTCTTTTGTTGAGGATTAAACCCATCAACTACTTTATTCAAATATTCTTGTGGATTATCATTATTTTTTCTTGCTTGTTGATACTCTTGGTATGCTTGTGGATTTACTCGTTTTAGTTGTGCTTCCAACTGACTCATCATTTGTTGTGGTATTTGTTGGAATTTCTGATTCAACAACATTTGCATTAACCCTTTCATTTTGTATCATTCCTTTCAATTCTTGTATTTGCGACATTAATAATTCTATTTGCATGTCTTTTTCGTCTTTTGGTATAATTTCATTTAATTCATAACTTTTAATTTCACCTTTATTATTTTTTACCCATAATACACTCATATCATTACTGAAAAATGGTGTTTCTCCTAAAATAACACTTTTTTTGACATCTTCTATTGAATTTGCAAATCTCATACTTGATTGATTAGTAGGAGCTAATTGAAAATTCTGTGTTAAATTAGTCGGTTGCATAGGTTGTTGATTAATTTGTTTTTTCATATTTTCTAATTCTGTTATTTGATTATTAATCCTATCAATGTTAGCTTGTGGACTATAAGCATTTAAATAAGGGCTATTGTACATTTTCATCATCTCCATATTTTTTATATTCATCTAAATAATTAATTTTATTATTATCATTTTTTGAACTCATTAATGATAATAATATTATTACCAATACACTATCCATTTTTACCTCACATTTGCAAAACTATTCGTGTCAATAAACATTTTCATTAACTCTTTTCTTTTTTCTTCATCTTCTTCTTTTGTTTCCTCATATTTTATATCCGACAATTTTTCTTTTAATATTGCCACATCTGATGATGTTAATTCTTCCTTTTCTAATATTCTTTCAATATTTTTTTCTAATTTTTCAATAATTTTTTCTTTCATATTTTCATCTCCTAACAAAAAAAGGCATGATAAACTTAATACTTTTCTAATTGCGTTTTAAACAATCATTGTAAGTGTTTATCCCTGCCTTTCTACTTAAATTTTACAATAAAAAAAAGAATTGCAATTATCACAATTCTTTCATATTACTTTCATTATTTTCTTTTTTAGTTGTTTTATTCTTCTGTTAACTGTACTTTCACTCATATTTAACTTTATAGCCATTTGCACAATAGAATAACCTTTTATTTTCATTTCAAATATTTGTTTTAATTCTTCATTTAACATTGCTTTGTCACATATACTTTTAAACTCATCTAATGTAAATTCGAACATTATTTTTTCCTACCCATAAACTTTCCACATGTAGGACAATGCTTAGGTTTTGTTTTTGATTTTCTATATGTTGTTCTTCTAGTTTGCTTTATCTTTTGAGCCATTTATAATATCTCCATTATTTCCAATGTAATTATTGTTTTCTGCATCACTTTGTTCTACTTCTGTTGTTGTTTCAACAACGCCAATGTCATTAAGTAAATTTATCGTATATGCTAACAATCCCATAAAAGCAATTATTAAAATTATAATTATTACAAATAATCTTTTATTTTGCTTTTTATAATCATTTAATAAATCCATAGCAAAACTTTGATTTTTAACTTCTTGAAATTCTTTTTTTATATCTAATACATCATCTTTCAATCCCATTCAAATCTCCTCCATGATATCAATTATTTTTATGGTAAATTTCTATGTGATTCATTATAGCGTTATTAATTCTTTCGTCAATTTCTTTTTCATAGTTGTCTAAAATATCAATTATTTTATCTAACTTTTTTTCTACTTGGGTGAGTCTATATTCTATCAATTGTTGATTAGTGCTTTCTTTTACACTATCTTTTGTATCGTTAACTGCTTTATCTTTTCTATTTAATACAAAATTACTAACTGTTATTACTACCGATATAATACTAATTATTAATGCACCTGTTAATTCCATGATGTTTCCCTCTTTCTTTGATATTATACCATAGTTATTATTTTTTG